CCGGTTGCGCGGCGGTCGCTCTATTTCAGGCCAGTCGTTCATAAATTAAAATCCCCTCCCCGCTTTTCCCATCACATCACCTGCTAGATGCTCCAACCTTGCCAGCGCCATATATCGCGCCAAATCCGCCGGGTCCTTGCACGCTCCAGCCTCGCCGGCGCGCCCCGTATAATTCTCGAACATCCAACGCACCTGGTAACAATCCTCACAAACAAAAAGGTGCGGCTGATTCATCACACTCACCAGCGGCTGCTCCTGGTTCCAATCCAGCAAATCATTCACCAACCCAATCCCCTCATCGATGATCACCCCACTCGCCGGGAACAACTCCATGCTCGGCCCCACTACCGTGTTGTTGCCATCCACCTGCACCTCCGCAAACTCATCAATGATGCACGTCCCACCCGCTTCAGCCAGGTGCTCTTGCTTGCCCGCGCGCGGGTCGATAAGACGCTGCTCGATTTTCTCCCGCAACTGCTCCAGCGGTTCATTCCTCGCCAGCGCCCTCTTCACCAACCCAACGTGATACGGGTCAGCTTCCTTCTCCCACGTCTTGAAAATTTCGTAACTCGGCGGCGGGCATTTAATCCGCTCCCATTCCAGAATTGTCTCCTTGTATTTTCTGACACCGTAACCTTGGCCGGCTTGTGCAGGACCCGCGTCACCGTCCCAACCTTTCCGCTGGTCATCACTCACCTCCCGCTCAGTCGCCACCGCCCACTCCCCATACGTCTGCGCATCCGGCCAATCCCGGTAAATGTAATGCGTCCACTTCCCATCGGCCCAGCGCGGCGGCGCAACCCTCACCCAAAGCATGAACCAATTGCGCGCGCCCGCCGGGTCGATGAATAAATAATTCGTCCCCTTCATCGGCAAATGCTCCCGCTTAATGATGTTCCACGCACCGAATTTCTTGAACGCGCGATTGACACTGTCACGCGCAAACCCGTAGGCGACGCGCTCGATGTATTGCGAATCCTTGTCCTGGCACCTCGCTTTGATCTCTTCGTAATAATTTCCCCACTTCGTATACTGCGTGAAAAAGTAAATCGCGTAACTCTTCGGCATCGCGCACTTCCGCACGTAGGGCATGTGCCCCTCAGGCACATCCGGCAAATTCCGGCGCGGCAACAACTCACTCGGCCGACTCTCCAAAGTCACCGCGCTTGCTCCCACCATCTCCTTGATCGCCGGCGTGATCCCTTTCACCGGCGTGAACGGCCACAACCCTTTCGCTTTCCGGAACGGCAAACGTCGCGACAACATCTGCAGCCACTTCAATCCCATCGACTCATCCATCACCGCTCCAACATTCGGCGGCACGAACAACCCCTTCGCCACGCGCTCCTTCGACACCCGCCGGTAATCCTCGCGCGGACACCCAAACTCCCAACCTTCATAAACTCCGCAGTCCTGGTTGTAAGTCGGGAAATGCATCACGCTCCCGTTCGGCAACGCAATCCTGCGATTCGTGAAACCCTCCGCCCGCGTGTAATTAAATTTATTCCCCTCCTGTCCGGCCGCTCGCGCCGCGTCACGCTTCCCGCTCAGGTGCCCGTAATACGGATGCAGAAACAGCCACACATAACGCTGCACCGTCTCGATGCTCTGCGTCTCGCTCTCACTGCCGGCCAGCAACAGGCAATTCGGATACCAATGCGCCAGCTGACAGATTCGCATCATCGCGTAAAAAGTTTTCTGCGCTCGATTCCCTCCGAAGAGCGCCAGCACCTCGCACTCACCGCCGCGCTCAACCCATCCCCCGTTCAAAATCGCGTCCGCGTCCTTCCACGTCTCCGGCTCAAACGTCCACGACAACGGGTCCATCTGCGCCAGCACGATCCGCTTCTGTCGCCTCCGCAACATTTCGATCAACTCCGCCTTCCCCTCCTCAGTCGCGCACGCGTCCATCACCTGGTCCGCGTCAGGCAACGCCAGGATCGGATGCTCAGTCACGCCCAACATCTCGTAGAGCGCTCGCACCTGCTCTGCTGAAGTTTGCGTCTCAGTCATACTGCATTCCACCTGCGTGAGCGGCGCGATAAGTCAAAACGCTTCCAGTCACCCTTTTCGACATCCCACCACGCGGCGTATCTCTCATGCCTGAAACAGAACCGCGCCACCGGCTGGTGCTGCCGATAATACGTCTGAAAGATCGCCGGCGTGCAAACCGGGCATGCGAAGTTGATCTTCACCTTTTCTTCCTCCCGTCCCTTTCCCAAATCGTCGTGCCCAGGTGCCGCCTCCCTTGCTCCTCAGCGATCATCTTGAAAGCCAGCGCCAGGATATTGTGCAGCTCCGTCTCGCGCGCCGTCCCCATCCCATCGGAACGAAAATACGAATTCACCACCGGCCGCTCCTTCCCGTCACGACACTTCTCCCTCGTCTCCTCAACCACGATTTCAATTTTGATCGGCATAAACTTTCGCTCTGAAAAGTTGCTGCCCGCAGTCCGGGCACTTCGGCCCGGCTCGCCGCTGCCGCCAGAAAAACGTTTTGCAACTCATGCACTTCCAAAACAGCGACCGCGTCTGGTCGTCCACCCGGCGCAGCCGCCTCACTGACGACATCGAGATTGTAGTGCATTGTTTCATAGATTTTGCCGTCCGCCGCAGTTATCCGGAAATTCCGGATAACTGAATGTGTCTTTCCATGCTGTCACTCATCGGCTTTGTTCTACGTGGAACTTCGGCTCGCGGCTTTTGTTGATTTCCTTTTCGACCTTCAACCAGCACTGGTAGCAATAATCCCTGCGAAATTGCGGGTGCTTCTTCGGCGTGATCGTCACTAGCACCCATTCCGGGTCCATGATTCCTTGCCGCACCCCGCATCCGTCACAAATTGTAGCGTTCATAAATTCACGTAATAATTTTCGGCTTCTGCGCTCGCTGTATCCGGTCAATCTCAGCCGCGATCAACGCTCCCGCTCGCACCAGGTCGCGCAACGGGTCCTTCGGCTTCCACAGCTCGTGACTCGCCGGCCACAACGCCATCGTCCAGCGCCACCCGTCGGCGATATATCCACACCGCCACAACGCGTAACACGCGCCTCCTCCCGCCAACTCTCCGTTCACCAGCAAGTCATCCTGCTCCTCCGAATACTTCTCCTCCATGATTTGCCGCTCACGTTCCATCGCGATCAATTCAGCTCCACTCTTCATAATTATTTCTTGCTCCAATCCGCATCCTCCGGGTCAATTCCTCGTTCGTATTTCGGCTCGTCGTCCTTCGGTTTCCCCTCTCCCTTTGCCGGCGGCTTGATGTCGTGCTCCTTCAGCCACTTCTCGTAATCCTCAAAACGCGTGCAACTCCGCTGAAACAAAAGCTGGTTCTTTCCCGTCGGCCCGTAGCGATTCTTCGCCCACAACAAGTCCACTCGGGACGGAAACTTGCTCCAGTCCTCCCCATACACCTGGTTCATCGCCGACAAATACTGCGCCTCCTTCTCCGTCTTCAACTTCGGCTGGTAGAGAAACCCAACCAGGTCCGCATCCTGCTCGATGCTCCCGCAGTCCTTCAAATCGCTCAATCGCGGCGCGCGCGTCGGGTCCTTCTCGTAGTCGCGGTTCATCTGCGCCAGCACGATGATCGGCACATACAATTCCTTGCCCAGCGCTTGAATCTCTCCCGAAATTTCCGCCAGCTCCTGCACACGGTCATCGCGGAACCTCCGGTCCCGGCTCCTCATCAACTGCACGTAATCGATCACGAAAAGTTTAATCCCGTGCTGCCGGAACATCCTCCTCGCCTTCGCCTTCAAACTATCGATCGTGCTTCGCCCCTCGTCGTCAATCCAGATGTTGTTCGTCGCCAGGAATTCCTCCGCCGCAACCTCGATCGGTTCGATGTCACCCTTCTCAGCGAACCCTGTGCGCCATCGCTGCATGTCCGCTCGCGCGCGCTGAAACAACATCCGATGCACCAGCGCATCCGTCGCCATCTCCAGCGAAAATATCGCCACCGGAATTCCCTTCCGGTGCATCACCTTCGGCCGCTCCTCATCCTCCGCGCCCATCTCCATCACCGGCTTCCCATTCTCCAGCACCGGTTCCCACCACTCAAAATCCAGCGCCGCGTGCAGCGCGATTTGCGTCGCGATACTCGTCTTGCCCAAACCAGGCCGCGCCGAAATCACGATGTAATTCCCATTGCGGCCGCCCATCCCTCCCAGAAATTTGTCCGTGTAATCAATCCCCGTATTCAGCAGCCCATGCATCTGCGCACCGCCACGGTGGTAGTTGGCTAAATCCTGCATCACCGGGCTGATCACCTGGTTCAGCGCCACCTCGCGCTTCGTCCCGCCGGCCAGCTGCAGCTCCGTGATCGTCTCCTCCGCATCCGCCAAAAGCTCTTCGCTCGTTCCCTCCAGCTCATAGACCGAATACGCCAAGGTCGCCGCCGCTTTCAACGCCGCTCGCAGCCGATACTTCTCCAGCACAATCCCCAGATACTGCTCCAGGAAACCAATCCCAGGCACGCCATCCGTCAAACGCTGCACGTAGTCGAGGCCTCCCACCTGCTCGATTATTCCCTCGTCCTTCAACCGCACAATCACC